ACGTGTAAGTTTTTGTCCGTGGGGTACTAAAATAAGTGAGTTAAAACCAAGTGATATTATATTTGGTCATTTCGAGTTAGTTGACTTTAAGATGAATAACTTCAAAGTATGTGATCATGGTGATACTCCTGATGATATGCTTGATAAAGGTAAAAAAATTATTACTGGTCATTTTCATTTAAGAGAACATCGTAAATTTGATAATGGCGAGATTTTATATCTTGGTAATCCTTTTCAGATGGACTTTGGTGATGCTGGTAGTACTAAAGGTTGGTATGAATTAGACTTTAACACATGCGAAACCACCTTTTATGAAAATAAAATATCACCCGTACATATTAAACTACCGTTAAGTGAGTTAATCAAGTATGATGGTATTACTTCTGAACTTAAAAAGTTAATGAAAGGTAATATTATCAAATTAGTTGTTGATAAGAATGTAGAACCTGATGATCTTGATATAATTGTAACTGTGTTGAATGGTCTTAAGCCGTTTATGTTTAATCTTGATTACGATATTAATTTTAATAAATTTTCAGTAGAGGGTGAATTAGATTATCAATATTCTGGTGTAGATTATGAAACAGCTATATCAGAGTTTGTTAACATGTTAGATATTAACAATAAAGCTGAGGTAATTAATTACACCGTAGAATTATACAAGTCATGCAAAATATAGGAATAGTTTTATACACAAGAGGTAACAATTCTAAGAATTTAAAAAACGCTCTTTCTGCAATTGAACACCTCAAAGACCAAACTATAGTTGTGTGTGATGGCCCTAAACCAGAATTGCCTATTCTAAAAGATTTTACTGTTAAAGAATTTAAGAGAAGTATTCATAGTGCCGGTTGCTATAACTATGGTGTAAGACATTTCTTAGATAAAGATGTAGAACATATTTTTATACTCGGTGATCAACTAATGATTCTAGATGATGATGTTTTTACTAACTATATTAAGGTTAGTGAACAGACTAACATTGAATTTCTTGCATATTCAAGAGATGAAGATGACCCTTTTGGGGAAAAGAATAATAACAGACTAACTGTTGAACTTAAAGAAGGTATGCAGCTGTTACTCTCCAAAGGATTTAACGGTCATTTAATGTATTGTAGAAAGAGTGTATTTGAGAAAGTGGGTTTCTTTGATGAACGTTATAGGTCATCATTCGAATCATCTGATTTTAGTAAGCGTTGTGGTGATAAAGGCGTTACTACACCTTTCGGTTGGTTTGCTGATATTAGTAAATCAGATAATATTTTATATCAAGAAAACAGACCTGATAATATCCACCCTATAATCAATTCTGATACTGTAGAGGACAGATTTTTACGAGGTATGAAGGTTTTTACTACCAAATATAAAGCCCAATTTCAAGAACTTCTAAACGTATTCTCACAAAAAGACGTTATCTCAAAATTAAAAGTATTAGCAAGTAGAAAATAATTGCGGTGTTCATATAATCTTTTTATATGAAGCAAATTATCTTCAAAGATATTGAAATCAAAAACTTTTTGTCTGCTGGTGATGAACCAATTAAAGTGGAATTTAAAAGAGGGTTTCATGTCATTACTGGTTTAAACAAAGATAAAGAAGATAGACGTAATGGTGTTGGTAAAAGTACAATTGCTGATTCAATAAACTTTGCTATATTTGGTTCAACTCTTCGTGAACTTAAAAAGGAACTTATTCAAAACAACCTTACTAACGAAACGTGTTCCGTAAAGCTTAATTTCTCTGTTACAACACCACAAGGTACTAATAACTACAAGGTGCATAGAACGTTATCACCTACTAAGTGTTATATCTATAAAAACGACGAGGATATAACTCGAGATTCTATTGGTAACACAAACGATTATATCAAAGAGTTAGTTAATTGTACTGAAGACGTCTTTCAGAACACTGTTATTATGACTCTTAATAACACCATACCTTTTATGGCTAAGAAAAAGGTTGAAAAACGTAAGTTTATTGAAGGTATATTCAACCTTGGAGTGTTTAGTGAAATGATATCTAACTTACGTTCCGATTATAACGATACTAAGAAAGAGTTTGATATTGAATCAACTATATTTTCTGAAACCGATAACTCTCTTAAGAGTTATAAGGAACAACATACTAATATTATTAAGGAACGCAAAGAAAAACTCGAACGTTACAAACAACGTGAAGAAAATAACAAAAGAGAACTACTTGAAATAAAAAGCAAACTTACTGATATTAGTCAAGAAGTAATTGAAAAAAATAATGTGTTCATTGAAACGTTGAATAATAAACTACCTGAACAATCTGAAAAAAGAGACTTATTTCTTAAGAAACTTACAATTGTAGATATACAAAACGAACAATTAGAAAAGAATATTAGTACAATAGGTACAGATAAAGATACTTGTCCTGTATGTTTACATGCTATTAGTAACGATGATCGTGATCATATAGAAAACGAAAAAATTAAACTTCAGAATACAATTAAAAATAATGAAGAGTTAAAAACTAAAATTAACGCTGGTATAAACACAGTTAATGCTAATATTAAGAAAATAAAAGATGTAATTTATGAACTTAATGAAAAGAACAAAGCTATAGTTCAACAGATTAACAGTCAAACACTTCTTAAAGAGAAAGCTAAACAGTTAGTTGAATGGCAAGGCCAACTTAAGTTAGATATTAAGGAACTAAAGAGTACAGATACCGGGTTAGATAAGGTTATAGAAGAGTATGAAGCTAAACTTAATAAAGTTAAGTCTACTCTAGATGTTACTAAGAAAAAAATTAATATGCTTGATGTGGTTAAGTATGTTGTATCTGAGGAAGGTGTTAAATCATACATTGTTAAAAAGATGTTAACTCTTTTTAATAGTAGACTTGCTCATTATCTTAAGAAGATGGATAGTAATTGTGTTTGTATCTTTAATGAGTACTTTGAAGAACAAATTATTAACGAAAAAGGCAAGATATGTTCATACTTTAACTTTAGTGGAGCCGAACGTAAGAATATTGACTTAGCATGTTTGTTTGCTTTCATGGATATTCGTCGTTTACAGGGTGATGTTACCTATAACTTTAGTATGTATGATGAGTTGTTTGATAGTAGTCTAGATGAACGTGGAGTTGAGCTTGTTATCAATATTCTTAAGGAACGAGTCGAACAATATAATGAAAGTGTAATGGTAATCAGTCATAGAAAAGAAAGCGTTAAAGCAGCTCAAGGTGATGTAATTTATCTTGAAAAAGTTAACGGTATCACTAGAAGAGTCAATTACACTGAGTAAATAAAGTAAATGTATATTCCTATCAACAATGGCAATCCATACGGATCTAACCCTTTTGGGAACCCATTCGGTAATGCAGGATTCAAACAACCAGAACAAAAACAACCACGACCGCAAGATCAAGCAAAAATGCCACGTTTTCTTAATTACGTTGCTGATTACGGTGGTTGTGGGTTCTGGAGATGTATATGGCCTGAATATCTGTTAAATGTTGATGGTAGGTGTATGGTACATACATCAACTGTAATGTATCAAGACCCTAATTATTATAGAGGTGTTAAAGCAGTCAAGTTTCAAAGACAAGCTGCTCCTCATCAAAAGAAGTTTATTGAGTTTATTAAAAAATTATCACAGGAATTTGGGTTCCGTATCATTTATGAAATTGATGATATACCATTTAGAGAAGATATTCCTGATTATAATAAACATAAGCACGCTTTTACTAGTGATGAGATAAGAGAAAATATTCAATCGATTATGGAAACATGTGGTAACATGTCCGTTACTTGTGATTTCATGAGAGATTATTTTGCTTCTAAATTAGACCCAGCTGTAAAGATTGATGTTATTCCTAATTTTATTCCTAAGTTTTGGATTGGGAACTACTACAATAGAGCTAAGATTGAAGAAGATTATGACCGTCAGAAGAACAGACCTCGTATCTGTTGGGCTGGTTCAGGTGCTCATATTGATGTAGATAATAGAGTAAAAGGAAAAGACGATTTTTACCATATTAATGATGTTGTTAGAAAGACTGTTAATGACTTTAAATGGGTGTTTTTTGGTGGTATTTCTAAAGAACTTTCTGATTTAGCTAGAGCAGGTAAAGTTGAATTCATACCTTGGGCTAGTCTATACAATTATCCTGAAAGATTATATACAGCTAACATCAATATGTTTATTGCTCCTCTTACTGATAATAATTTTAACAAGTCTAAGAGTGATCTAAAATATCTAGAAGCATCAGCTCTTGGGTTACCTATTGCATGTCAAGATTTATGTACATATAAAGATGCTCCGATTAAGTTCAAGACTGGGGACGAAATGATTGATAGGATTAAAGAAACTCTATCCAGTGAACGTAACTTTATTAAGGCATCAGTAAACGGTAGAAACGTAGCAGAGAAACGGTTCTTAGAAACCGAATCTAATCTTTACCAATACTACGATAACTATATGTACGATCAAGGTGACCCAAAACGTAAATACCTAAAGCCTTGATGATCTTTAGATCGTTCATATACTATTCTTATGTATAGAAATGTAGTGTATGAATCTGCTAAAGAACAAATGCGACTATTTACCTGGGATGAAGATGGTAATCGTATTGTTACTACTCAAAGCTACAATCCTTACCTTTATATTGAACCAAAGGATAACCGACATAAGACTGCAGAGTCAATCTATAAGACACCTTTACGTAAACTGATATTCAAACGTGGTTCTGATAGACGACAATTCATTAGACAGAATGGTGTAAAACGTTTGTTTGAAAACCTACCTGAAAAGCAGCAGTTCTTATTAGATAACTTTTGGCAAGTAAACGAAACTTCTGATTTTACTAAGAATGATATCAAGATGTTATTGCTTGATATCGAGACTTATTCACCAGATAGCTTTCCTAATATTGAGAATGCTAATCACCCGATTAACGTTATTACTGTTTATGATAATCTTGAGAAGAAGTTCTATACTTGGGGTACTAAACCATATAACGGTAAAGGTAGGCCAGATGTTGAGTATAAACATTGTATTAGTGAACGTCAGTTGTTTACTGAGTTCCTTAACTACCTTGAGAAAGACTACCCTGATATTCTAAGTGGTTGGAACTCTGAGTTCTTCGATATTCCATACATCATCAAACGTTGTGAACGTGTTATGGGTGAAGAAGAGATGAAAAGACTATCACCAGTTGGTAGTGTTCATTATAGAAGTATTCAAGGTCAGTTTGGTAGACAACAAATCAAGTGGTTTATTGAAGGTATTGCATTGCTTGATTACTTGGATGTGTATCGTAAGTTTGCTCCATTGCGTGAGTCATATAAACTTGATGCAATTGGTGAGCTTGAGTTAAATGAACGTAAGGTTGACTATGGAGGTATGGATCTCGCAACGTTATCTGATGTTGATTGGGACAAGTTCATTGATTACAACATTCAGGACGTAAACATTCTTGTTAGACTTGAAGAAAAGTTACAATACATTGGTTTGGTACGTATGTTAGCTTATGTTGGTTGTACCACCTTTGATGCTGCAATGGGTGCATTATCAGTAATCAATGGTGCATTTTGTATTCGTGCTAGACACCGTAAACAAGTTATTCCTACATTCATTCGTGGTGAAGATACAGGTAAGAATCCAGGTGCGTATGTTGGTGAACCTCAACAAGGTTTTCAAAACTATGTACTATCCTTTGATGCTAATAGTCTATACCCGAATGTGATGATTACTCTTAACTTATCACCTGAAACTAAGATTGGTAAGATATTAGAAAAGACAGATGACATGATAGTTATGGAACTAGTTAACGGTAAAGTTAAAGAGTATGATATTCCTACATTTAGTAAAATGGTTAAGGACTATAACCTAACTATATCGAAAGCTAATATTGTATTTCATCAGAAAGAAATGGGTCTTATTCCTGAAATTGTTGATTACTATTACCATAAACGTAAAGGGTTCAAAGATGAGTATGTTGACTTGAAGAAGAAGCATGCTGCTATGAAAAAGTCTGATCCTGATTATGAAAAGGTCGGGGTTGAACTACAACGTGCAGGTACTAAACAATTAACAGTAAAGATTCTAATCAATTCGATTTATGGATACTTTGGTAACAAGAACGCTCCTATTGGTGATGACGATATTGCATCATCAGTTA